GGTGTGCGAGTAGAGGTTCTGCTCTTCAAACACATCGAAGGTTTTCAGTTTCCCCATCGAGCCTTCCTTGAACGCCTGGGTGATGGCGTCGGCCGGTTGGAACAGGGAAGTGACTGGGGTGTTGATGGAGTTCGTCTGCATGGAAGACGAAATCAGCGCGCACCGTTTCTTGGCCAGTGCGGAGCCTGCCTTTTGCAGCATGCGGCCGCGGGCCTGATCGAGATAGGTGATCGAGGTGGGATCGGTGCCGAGCGAACCGACGATTTGCGAGATGTTGTTCTTGGCGAAAAATGCCGCCCGCGAATCGATTTCGTTCGCGATCTGCACGCCGGCCGGTTCGAGATACTGCTCCCGAATCTCTTCCTCGCTGCGCTCCGCTTTAACGGCTGCTTCGTAATCGTCCCATTGAAAGTCGATGCCGAAGGGCTGGTCGAGCGAAACCGTGGTCGAAATGCGGTTGATGCCTTGCGGGTTATATCCGAGTCCGTCCCGGATGGTGAACTGTTGCGGGAATTTGACTGTGATGGTCGTTCCGACGGCGAACGTCTTCTCGTAGTCTTTCTCCCAGTCTGAGTTGAAATATTCGGCAACCTTTAATGCGTTCTTGAGGTTGCGCAACACCTCCATGGATATCCAGGAGGTGTTTAGGAATTGGTCTGCCATGAGCTCATCCTTTTTTCAGGCGGGCCAGAGCACGCGCGTTTTGCTCGCGCATGTAGGTCTCGGTATCGCCTTCCTCAACGGCTCGCTCGACCGCGTCCTTCGTCGCGGTTCCTCTTCCGGAAACTTGACGCGCGGGCGGCGGGGCCTGGGTGATTGGCTTGGCAGAAGAATTAGGGGCAGGTTTCGCGTCCGTCGCAGTTGCTTTGTCGGGCAGCGAATTTTCGATCTTCGAGAGTTCGCGCAGCTGGCGCACCGGATTCAACAGATAGTTTCCCTTCGCATCGCGGGCGAAGATGTGTTTGGCCGCATCCAGATTTCTGAAGATGTGGTTGAGCACTTCATGCCCTCGATCCGAGTCGAGGAAAAATCCGTCGATCGGCGAGCCCTTGGTGTAGAAGATGGCATCCCGGCCGAGATCATCTTTTGCCGCCAACGCCGTGGCCGCGACATCGTCGTAATCTGGAAAATCCTTACGAATGGCCACAACACGGTCGTTGACGGTTTTCTCGATGATCTGTTCGGTCTGCTGCTGCTGGCGTTCGCGCTGGGTTTTCTCGGATGCCGATTGAAATTCCCGGATTGCCTCTTCACGGTTCCACTTGCTGTGGGCGGCGAGATAATCCTTCAACGAGGCGTATTTCGGTTTGCCCGTTGCATCGACATCTTCGATCTGCGGCTCGGCATTGCCCTTGGCTTCCTTCGCAGGTTGCGAGGCCTGCTGCCTGTCACGCTGCGTATCTTCGGAATTTGTCTTTGGGGCTGCTTCGAGTCGCGCCAGGCGTTCGCGCATCTCGCGATTTTCGCGGGTAACCTTTGCCCAGCGGCTCTCTCCGGTTTTGTCGTCCTTCGATTGCGCTGGTCCCTTTTCCTTCTGCGTGGATGCGGCTTCCGAGGCCGCGGCGGTGTCGGATTTGGACGCAGCCGATTCGTCCTCGTTCACTGACTGGTTTTCGTGTTCCTGATTTTCTTTTTCCTTGGCGGAAGCTGCCGAGGCTTCCTTTTCCTCTTTCGAGGAAGATGACGGCAGTTCTCCCGTCAGACGGTAGTTCTTGTCTGCTGGAAGGAACTCAGAATTGCTGGTCGAGGTGCGGGCTGCTGCCGGGGCTGCCGGAGTAACGGCGGTTGTGCTCATGGTTGTGTCCTTTGGGTTGTGCTGGGGTGCGCTTAACGCCGCGCGGGCGAAGGTGCTAAAGTCGGCTTATGCATTGCCTGGTTCCACAACTCAAAGCGAAGAGCTGCTATCGTCTTCCGGAAGGATTTCGATTGGTCGTGGAAGTCAAATATTGCGCGCTCTGTCACACGTTTCACGCGGAGCTGGAATTTGAACCGTCGTTGCCGCTCATTCCGGCGCTGGCTCCAGTGCTCGCGGCTGTTGCCGTAGGCTGAAGCGCCGCGCTCTGAGTCGCCAAATCCTTCGCGTTCTCGTGATTGACGCTCGTCATCGCGAGCTCGTGCGCGGCATCGTGGGCCCGATCCATCTGATCGTGATTGAAGCCGAGCTGCGTTTCGAGCAGTGATGCATCGCGCTCGGCGATGGCGTCGGTCGATCGTGACTTCGCGGCCAGTTCCTTGCCGATCAAATCGCCCAGAGTCTTGATGTGCTGCAGCACCATGGCGTTCTGTCCCTTGAGCGCCTCGATCTCTTTCTTTGTTTGCTGTTCGAGCACGCGTCCGGCGCGGTCCATGTGCAGCGCGGAATTCTCCTGCGTGAGTTGCTGCAGTTGGGCCTGCAGTTGCGCGATCTGCGCTTGGGCTTCGGGTGGAAGGTTCGACGCATCCGGCGGATCGAGCAGGTTTGCGATATCGTCGCCGACCTGGCCGAGGTCTTTCATGCGAATCATCTTGGCGAGAACTTTATTCGCGATGGCGGGATTGATCCCAAGTGTCTGCCAGTTCGCGACCATGTGATCGACGAATTGCGATTGCTCGTCACGCTCGGAGTCGAAGTTCGGGCCTTCGGAGATGGTGACGCCGAAATTGCCCTTGCCGGTGTGGAGGTGATCGTCCGGCAAGCCCTGGACTTCGTAAGCGCCTTGATCGTCGAGCGGATGCGAAGTCTTGCCGACAATCGACATGGTGCCGTGGGTGCCATCGGGCTTTGTGATCGGCTCTTCGCGCTGGGTGTCGAGGATCGGGGAGATGAGTTCATTGATCTGCCAGCCCATGTTGTGCAGGAAGCCCATCTTGAAGTTGTCGCCAAAGTGGAAGCTGCCTACTGACTCCTGATCGTCTATCTTTTCGAGCGCGGCTCCAGATTTCTCGTTGTTGCGCTGCGCGGCCGTTGGAAGTGGGGTGATGCCCATCGCGGCCTGAATGGAGCGGCGGGCGGAATCTTTCGCGATCTCGTACTGCTGGAAGTTGGCGACGTATTGCGGTCGCGTCGGTGCGGGCAGAAAGCCTTGCGCCCCATCCGGCATGGGATCGTATTGCACGTAGCTGTGCGGAACCTTGTTGATTTCTTTCCAGACTTCCTCGTCCGATTCGAACTGGCCTTTCGCGCCGACGAAGGGAACCTTCGGCACCATGCCCGCCTCTTCGCATTCCTGCGTCGCGAGATAAGCGAAGAGCATTTGCGGATCGCGCGCCAGGCGGATCAGCGACATCAACTTCCGCACCGCTCGCCCGCCTTCGTTCAGATAGAGCTCTTTGCCGAAGCACGAGATGATCGGGATGCGCGAGCCCGCCCACGGGATCCCGTCGAGGATCTCCAGGCCGTTCGTCATGTACTGCATCACTTTTGGAATCGGAACGCGGCGATCGCGAATGACGCGGGTTTTCTTGCCGAGAGCGGCGCTCATTTCCTCATATTCTTTTTCGCTGAGGATTACCGGGCCGTCGGGCGATTCGACGAGTAACAGCGTTTTGTAATCGTGCTCGATCTTCCAGTACTCGGCTTCCTGCACCATCTTGTCGGTGATCCAGTCGCTCACTCCCGACTCGCCCATGATCTCGCCGGTGAAGTTGGTGATCTTCGCTTTGGGGTATTTCTCTTTGAACGCAGTCTTTAGAATGCGATCGACAATGAAGCCGTCCGAGATATCGGAGGCGTTCGCCTGTTTGTAGAACGGGTTGATGAGGATGGTGTCGGGATTCGCAACACGTTCGATCTTGATGGTCTGGTCGAAGCTCAATTCGTCTTTATACTCGGTGCGGAGGACCGCGAATCCGTAACCGCGTGATGCCGCGCTCTCAGCTGCGGTGATGTAGGCTCCCGAGGGCGCGTTCGATTTGTATTCAATGCCGCGGATCAGGTTGGCGCGCTTTTTCGCGTCTTCGTCGTTTGCGCCGTCGCCTTCCGGTGTCACCTTCACACCGAGCTTTTGCTGGCGCAGATTGTTGACGTACTGATTCACGTATTGATTCAGTTCATCGAGCGAGAGGCAGGGCCGCCCAGCGTCTTCGCGAGCCTGGCGATCGGCGGGATCCCACGGGTCGCCCGCGATGTAGCGCATGTCTTCCTGGCCTTCATCGTAGATATCCTTCCACTCGGAGCGATACTCCTGGAAGGCTTCGCGGATTTCTTTTGGGGTTGGGGCGGACATAGCGGTGAAAACGAAAACTACTGAACCGTGATCTCTTTCGCGTTGCATTCCGGGCAGAGCGCGGCGTCGCCGATGTGCCAGCCGCGGATTCGAGCCGCCGCGTAACCATCCTGCTGATCCCAGACTCGAATGCGTTGTTTGATCTCGCAGTTGGTGCAGGAGAGCGTCATCGTCGCGCGGCCGGGAACGTGCTTCGGGCAGTAAGTCTTCCCACCACCATCCGATCGCCAGCCTTCGACGTGAGCCTTTTTTTGCGCGTCTTTCTTTTTTGCGGCGCGGAAGTGCTCAAAGACGGTGCATTTCGTGCACACGAGTTCTAGCAGTCCGCCCTTGTCTTCGTGCTTTTTCTGCTGGATGGCTTCGGTTGCGATCAGATCGAGATCGACCGATCCCGCCTTGAAGGGAATCACTTCGCCGGTCGCCGGATTGAAGCCGGGCAGCTGTTGCCGTTCGGCCAGCTCTTTGATTTCTGCTTCGTATACATCGAGCGGCTTCGCGGCAAAACGCAGATGCGGGCGCAGGCTTTCATAGGCCACGCGGCGCTTCTCCGGCATGACGGAAAACAATTGCCCACGGAACTGCTCGTGCGTCTTGATGAAGAACGCGATCGACGGGATCAGGTTCGGATCGTTGAGGCCGCCGAAGCCGAGCTTGCGCAGCTCGTGGTCTACTTTGGAGCGATTGTCGAGAACTTTCGGCATTTACGCTTCCTGCTCGTCGCCCTCGGCCGCGGGTGCGGCTTTGGCTGATCCCCCCACCGCCGAGAGGTGATCTTCGACGTGATCCATCATCGCGCCATGTTCTTTCGCGGAGAAGGGTTGCGTGTGGCTGTTGTTCTCGTAGAACGCCATCGACTTCGATTTGTTCGCCGCCGAGGGCTCCATGGAGTGGTGAACGGTGTAGCCCGTGACTTTCTTGTCCGGGCCGCGGTGGATTTCGACGCGCATCTCGCGCAACTGACCTGTTGGTTTCTTCATAGGCTCCTCACTTCTTAACTCCCATCGTCGCCGAACAATCGCGACAGAAGGCGAGCACGGTGCGCTCGGATACGGTCAGTTCGCGGCCGCATTTTCCGCACGATATCTCTTTCGTGACCCGCTGCATCTCGGTGACTTTGTTGGGAGCGGTGCTCATAGCGTTAGAGTGTCCAGGTCGCGCTCGGGAATATCCCCGCCGATCTCGATCGCTTGACCGATTTCGCCGCGGGCTTCGAGGCGCGCCAGGCGTTCGCTCGCGCGGATGGCAACAGACCGCGGGGCGCCGCATCCGGCGCAGTTCATTTCGCCCGCTTTATAGCGATGCCGTTGGTAGTGGTTTCCGTCGCGGTTGCAGTCAGCCATTCGCTCTCCTTCGAACTTTTGCCGGAGCCTCGACTCGGTATTCGAGAACTCCGGCCCAGCGCATGATTGTGTAAGGGGTTGAGTGTGCGCTGGAAACTTTTACTAGCTCATCGTGACGTTGAACGCCGCCACCACATACCACTTGCCCGCTTGCGCACGAAGGCGAAGATAGCCACCGGCATTCGCCGACCAGGTGGCGACGTTGACGTGCGCGGCGCCATCGACGAAGAGGCCGGTCGCGGTGACGGTGTGGGCGTTCGCGGTGCCACTCACGATGTCGATCTCATTGCCATCGTCGGCGCCGGATGTCGGTGCCGCCAGAGTATCGGCTAAAACGCCGGCTTTCGAAATGAAGTATCGGTTGGCTGAGTGCGGGTCGATGGCGCCATTGACGGTGAGTAGTACGGGTGCGGCGCCGCCGAGCTTCTGGATTGCGTCCGGCGTCAGTGCGCCAGGGTAAACGGTTGCGGGTGAAGGTGACATGAAAGCTCCTTGTATTTTGAAAGTCGGATTGACGAACTAAACTTTTCCCATCATTCGCGCACGCATGAAGTTCTGTTGATCTTGCGGCGGCATGGCGGCGCCGGGCATTGGGGCCCCAGGCTGCGGAGTTGCTGCAACTGGCATCGGAGCAGCGATCGGAGGCTGGGCGCCTACAACCGGCTGCGGAGATCCTACGGCCATGTTCGGGCGCATCGTGTTCGTGGGCGGCATCATGCCGGCTCGCTGCGCGACGATGTTCTGCGGTGCAACGTTCTGCGGTGCACCAACTGCCACTGGCGGCGCCACTGCTGTAGGTGGCATTACGCCTGGCTGCGGCTGCATCCCTACTGGCATTCCTGCGGGTGGCATCGCTGCCGGCGGCGCCATATTCGGAGCTGGTGCCGGCGCGGGGATTCCCATCGCGCGGTAGCGGAGATTGTTGACGGGCATTCCAAACGAGGCCATAGCTAACTCCAGGCGGAGTGTGCTCCGCGAGATTTTGTTGCTGTTGGTTTCTTTTGTGGGGCGATCGGCATGGCCCAGGTGAGGGCGTAAGCATCGGCGCGATCGGGGCTCTGTTCGCCGCGGTCCTGAATATCAGCCTTCGATTCGATCACAAGCTTTCCCGATTGGTTCGTGTGGTAGCCCGGCAATGCGATTTGCTCGGCAAGCTTCTCATCGTCTTTTGGCAGGGCGCCGAGCAACAACCAGTCCTTCATCTTTCCCCACATGTAGGCGCGCATGTTGAGGAAGTGTGGATCCGGAGAAGCGCCGCCGAAGTTGACTTCGTAAACATTCTTGAAGCCCATCGACTGCAGGCGCACAACGATCGCGGCGCCGAAAGCGGAATCGACGAACATAGCGGCGAGCACCCGGCCGGGCCTGCGATCGCTGAGCAACTCCGCACAGAGTGCGACACGTTGCGAGCGATCGGGATCATGCTCGCCGGGGATGTGGATCGGCTTCATGCCCTCGGGATTCCCGTCGAGCCCGCGGCGGAAATAAATCTCGTTCCAGGCGCGGCCGCCGCCTGAAACGTCGAAGCCCGCGATCAGGGGCTCGTCCGGGAGTGCGTAACCAACTCGTTGACGTGCCGCGTCGATGCGGGCCTTGTCGATATATTGCAGCTCGGAAGCGGAAGGCGGGTAGCCGAGCACGCGAACTTTGTAGTGATCGCTCTCGATGCCGTAATCTTTCTCCCATTGTTTGATGAGTTCTTTGTTGGTGAAGCGGCTGGTGCGGCTGTCGACGCGGCGATGGTTCCAACGCGCGGCCAGGGAGCCGAAATTGATCTTGTAGAATTCGCCGGTGTTGCGGACCATCTGCCCCCAGGCGAAGAACATAGGCTCGCCATCGGTGAGGCCTCCGTAAGCGGTTTCGAAAACTTTGTCCGGCACTTCGCTCGCCTCGTCGAAGAGATACCAGCTGCTCGACGTCTTCGCGTGCTGGCCGGCGAAGCTCTGCGCGTTCTGCTCTTTGCAGGTTTGCGCGACAACCTTCCAGGTCTCAGGGTGTTGCTTGTGGTGGATCCCGCGCGCCTGGATATCAAACCAGTGCCCCATGATGCAGAGCTTCGTCCAGTAGCGGATCGCGGCCCAGGTGCGGCTCTCAAGCTGCGTGAACGTGCCGGCGGTGACGGTACCGATCGAATGCGGCCGCGTGCCGAGGATCCAGTCGGTGATCCAGGCGCCCTGCGCGCTCTTGCCGGTGCCGTGACCGCTCGACTCCGCCATCAGGATCGGCATCACGGCTTGCATGCCATCGAAGCCGCGTTTGCGGACCTCTTCGCCGAGCGAGGTTAGGAATTCGATTTGGTTGTCGTCGGGTCCGGTTTCGTTTTCGAGTTCGGTGCCAGGCTCGCCCCAGGGATAGGCGAACATGACGAAGCCCAGGGGATCATCGTAGAACTGCGCCAGCTCTTCGGCGAGGAGCTCGTCGGCGTTTGCTGTCATTGGTGCGGAAATCAAAGCTGCGGCGCTCATGCCTTTTTCTTTGTTGCGAGCCGCTCCGCGACGCGCGCGCGGCCGGCTTTCAATTTCGCGATGATGGCGCTTGAGTCACTCACTTCGATTTTGTCGGTGAAGAGTTTGTGGTGCCGGCCGAGGCGTTCAAGGTTGAGGCCGCGATCGGTGAACCTGATCTTCGTCACCGTTCCGATCTCCGCGGAGAGGCCTTTGCCGTAGTGCTGGAAAAGTTTTTCGATGCTGAAGCCGGTCAGTGCCCGCACGGTCATCCCGTCGAGTTCGGTGATTTTCTTCAGGCTGCCGTCTTCGTTGAACATCTTGCGGGGATCAAAGAATGCGAGTTCGCCGAGACCCTGCAGAACACGCTCGGCCGAGATTTCGAGCTTATCGAGGAGCTTGCCGCGAAGGTTAGCTAGTTCCTCCGCAACATTAGGTTTTCTTAGCAGCTTCGAGGCCGTGACACTCGCAGTCTTCGCGCTCCAACCCGCTGCAATTACTGCTCTTGTCCCCTTTCCATCCTTCAAATACTCACGGATGAAAACCTGTTCTTTGGGGCTAAGGTCGCCTGCTTTTTTAGGCATAAATAAGCCCTTTTTGAGGGTGTTTGGAGGGCATCAGGCTAAGAAGTGGAAAGATTCGACTCACAAAAGGTAAGGATGAGGTCACTATCGAGCTAACATCGCGCGAATCGTGTAAAAACGGGCTCAAAACGGGCCGCTAAGTTGTTGATGTTGCCGTAGGAACCATCTGAAACAAGCTCCCTACGCACGCGCGGCCTCCTGGCGCTGCATTCTGCCGTGTCGCCAGAGTGTCGTGCGGCTCGGCCCCTTCGCCGGATCGATCTTCGGCCCGGGGATGTGGCCCTTGGAGCGGGCGAGCTTCATGCCGATGCGCGTGTTCTCCGCGATCACGTCGCGCTCAAACTCAGCGAGGGCGCAGAGGATGGTGAAGAACATCTTGCCGATCGGCGTGTCCAGGTCGAAGCCTTCCTGTTTGCTGATAAACCCGACGCCGGCGTCGCGCAGCTCGGAGATCAGAGCGTGTAGGTGTTGCGTCGAACGCCCGAAACGGCTCAAGCGCCATACGACGACTGATTTGAAATCTCGCAGGCCCTTGGTTGCGTCGCGCATAAGCCGATCGAGTTCGGGCCGCGATTTTTTTGTGCCGGAGATCCCGCGATCGACATATTCCGATTCGATCAGGTGTTTCTGAGCTTGACACCATTCGCGAAGTTCGCGCAATTGCGCTTCCGGGTCCTGGCCGCGGAACTCATGCGCCGCTGCCTCGTGTGTTATCGGCTTCTTTCCGCAGATCTCGCATTTGTCGGTCGAGACTCGGGCGTAGAGAGCGACTTTCATCGGATTACACTACGCGCAAGAATCGGTGCCTGGTCACGGCCTCGCAATCGTCGCAATGCAGCGCTGGCCTGACTTGCTCGTCGGCGGGTCGCATGTATCCCCACTGCCGGATGCCGCCGCAATCGCGGCAGGCCCAGAGCTGCGCTCCGAACTCCGGCATTTGTTCGCGGAGATCGTGGCCGCAGTGTTCGCAGGAGCGGAAGTTGTAGCCGGTTGCGAGGCTGGAGCGGGTGCCGACGCTGTCGATCGGGTTGGCGAGGGTGCTCATAGTTTCGAAAAGAGCGCGGTGGCCAGCCAGGCTATCATGCCGCCTTCGGCCACAACCACGCTGCTCAATATCCAGAATTTCAGGTTCAGGAAGCGGAGTCGCTCTTTCAAATCCTTGTTGGCCTCGCTGAGCTTGTCGCGCTCCCGGATCACGAGCACCAGCAGGTCGGATAAATCGTTGACCTGGCCCTGCAGCTTCACGGGATCGGTTTCCTTGTACGAGCGCGGCCGTCCCGCGAGAAAATTCTTGAAGCGGATCTCAGGTTCGATGTGCATGGAGTGCTTTTTAATGGCTAAATCCACCCGCTCGATGCACCAGCCGATGAAGTTTGAACTCACGCATTCAGAGCGACGAGTGGGCGCCAGTCTGTTCGATTGGATGGAGCCCGAGGGAAGCCGCCAATTGACGATCGCCATAAACTTCGCGAAAGCGCGGAAGGTAGCGCGATCGTACTCCATTCGAGTCTCTTGTTTTCGGGGCGATGAACTTCACACCCTCGATCTCGCGCGGCGCGAGCTTGTCGCCGATGATTCGGCATCGCGTCGCTGGTTTTAACAGCCGGAGTTGGGAGCCAGGCGCGAAGGCGCGGATGACTTTGCGCGAGATGCGTTCGGCGGCGAGATCGTGCACAAGCTCGTCGGCGTCGGTTTTCGCAAGATAACCACCGGCAGGGCGGACGAAGCCAGCGATCGGCTGATCGTGGCCTAAGAATGCGATTCGCATGATTTATTGCACACGTTTAGCAGGGGGTGACAGGGCTTCACCGCATGGCGCGGGAATGCCTAATGAGGACCTGGCGGTCTGAGGACTAAGAGTAGGGGTCGAAGAGAGAGAGGGGCAAGTTACGGGCGTGCTAGAGCTTTTGCGGTTTGCTCCTGAAAACTTCGTAAACGTAAAGAACTTATTAAGGCCACCGCCGTGACGATGTACGCCCAGATGAAATACCGGGCTTCAGGTGAAGGGAATAGAAGAAAATGCGCGAGCGCGGCCGTGGCGGTCACGACCAAAAATGGCGACGGCCGCAGGCACCACGCAACAATGCCGAGAAGAATCCAAAGCGCCAGCTGCGGAAAAACCGAAAAGGCTCCCCTTGCGCACTGCACAAGGTATTCATGGATCGTAACCGAATGCGCGACCGTTGCGGCGCGTCCACCGAAGAAGCTGAGACGGAATAGCACTGCCCACCCGTAATTGTGCGCCCAACGATTGATGGCCATCACCGCAGCCACTCCAATTCCGGCAACGGCTACCGCGATGGGAGCCGATATCGCTTTTTCCCAGGCTAGCCAACCGATCACCGCGAACAACAAAAGAAGATTGTCGGTCCTCATCCCGAGCGAAACAAGGAGGAGAGCGATGGGGGCGATTGGCGATGACAATTTGCGATCGACGAGCCACAGCGCAGATATGCCGAAGAGAGACGCTAAAGCATCGGGAGTTCCCATTCTGCCCAAAACCGAGATCGGGTAGCAGGCCGCTAAAAGAGCGCTCGCAAGAGGATCGCGCGTCCATGCGAGCACGATGATGCAGATCCCCACGAACGAAGATGCTGATATCAGGTTGATGGCACCCTGAAGAGGAAGCCATCGTGCGATGAGGGCAATTGCCTCCACGTAGATCGGCCGAATCCGGTAAAGGGGCATGATCTCCACGAGATGCTCCGGGCTGTCCAGGGTCTCGCTCTCTTCGGCGCGCGGGCTCTCGTGTTTCACAGCCTGGTAGACCTCGCCGATCGGCTGCGAACGAGCACGAACGAGCGCCTCGTAAATGTAACGATCGAAATCATCGGTAAGAGGATGCCGGTAATAAACCCAGCCAAGGGCGATGATGAACAAAAGGGAAGCAGAGAGCTTCCACCTAGACATTCTTTTCTCTTTTCGGTTTTTCCCAGCGGGCTTGGGCGGCGCGGCGGGCTTTTTCTTTACGCTGTTTCGGTGTGAGTTTGCTATTCGTCGCCTTGGCCCCGCGTCGGCCTAGCTTTGAAAGGTAGTCTTTGACGGGATCGGCCATAACCGCACATTACCATGGTGCTCACCGGACGGGCAAGCACGAAAAAGTGTAGAGAACGAGCGGAAAACCCCGCAAATAGCTCTTGACAATGCTCGCCGGACGAGAATAGAATGTTACATGTAATCAGTAGTCGGGCCGTCTGAGTGTTAGAAGCACCCAAGCGGCCCTAACCAAATCAGCCTTATAAGGAGGCTTCAATGGCTCACAGCACTCTACCAGTTTTCTCCCCTTCCACATTTGCACAGCTGATTCCCTCCATCGTCGGCCGCGAAATCGCGCGGGTCGATCGCATCCTCGCCGAAGCCGAACTCTCCACTTGCGATTACGTTGAGCCGGAATCGGTGTACGGGGCGTGCGATGGCGGCTTCTCGTGCACCGAGAAAGCGACGGTGCATCACCTCGAAACCGATCTCGAATATTGCGCCGGGCATTTCCAGGAGGTGGACCTTGGCTGATGCCGCCGCCCAATACGTCGAGTTCCGGAAACTGATCGAGCGCCGCGATCTTGCCGCCTATCGCGCGGCCGCGGCCGTTTCGATGGTCATTCACTTTTGGGAAGCGCAAGACTACGACGCAGCCTTTACCAGCTTGAAACGCGCGCACGATGATTTCGAGCTCGCGAATTCCCGTGTCACCGAGTTTTACAAATCGATCCACACTTCGAAACAAGGAGAAAACAAACGCCATGGCCACCGCACAGCAGCTTAACCTCAACCCGCAAATCGTCACGCAGATTCCGAAGAAATTGCCGCTCATCCTCCCGGTAAAGGCCGGATTCATGGGCGAGCAGGGAACTGGTAAAACAACCACGGCCGGGCTTCTCGCGGCCGCGATCTCCGCGCAGTTTCACGATCGAGCACCCGTGCACGTCACCGATCCGGAACTTGGCTGGCAGTTTCTTAACCCGATCATCTTCCAGAAAGAGCGCATCCCGCTCGTACTGCGCACCGTGCCGACGTTTGCGGCGATGTTGAAAGACATCGAGCGAGCCGAGCGCGAAGGGGCCTGCGTGTGGGCGGTCGAACTTGGAAAAATCTGGATCGAGATCGTTCGCACTCTACAGAAAACCGATCCAGTTGGCTGGGGCATGCAACTGCGCTCGATGTGGGACGACTTCGTCGCGCGATTCCTGAACTCGAAAATGCACTGCCTGGTCCTCGGCCGCATCCAGGACGTGATCGAGGACGTCGTCACCGAAAAAGGCGACATCCGGTCCATCAAGGTCGGCGAAGGAATGAAGGCTGGAGGGCAGCGCAACAACTTCGGCTACGAGCCGCATCTCGTCATCCGCATGCACCTCGAACAGAAACCCCGCACGAAGAAGGGCAAGACGTTCGAGGATGAAGGCCGCATGGTGCATCGGGCGCACGTTCTGAAAGATCGCACCTGGGCAATTAACGGGCACGTGTTTCGCTGGCAGGACCGCGACAGCTACCGACCGGGCGACTTCAAGCACGTGTGGAACTCACTGAAGCCGCACTTCGACGCGGTGCAGGACACCAAGGATCGCATCACGCTCGACACGCTCGCGAGCTCGGCCGAAATCATCCAGACTGACGGGAACGGCGAGTTCTACCGCGAACGCGATCGCCGCGAACGGCTCTTTGCGGAAATCAAAGCCTGTCTCGATATGTATTTCGCGGGCCAGGGCAAAGAAGATAAACAGATGCGCCTGGCGGTCACGGATTTGATTTTCGGGGTGAAGTCGTCCGAAGCGGCGGCCGCGCTCACAGCCGAAAAACTCGAACGCGGGCTGCGCATCCTGCACGGCTATGAAAAACTCGCGAAGCACAACCTGGACTCGAAGGAATCGGTGCTCACGCAGATGGTCGAGATCATCCAGGAGTACGATCGCGGCGAATCGGAAATCGAGTTGCCGTTCTAGCCAGGTCGAAACCGGGCCGGATCATATATATGTGATTCGCCCGGTCTGCGCGTAAGGCGCGCACTGAGGAGACCAACCAAATGCAGGCTTTCCGGGTTGAAACCGCGAAGGGCGACAGTTTTTTCTACTGCTCGATGACGTGCGCGACGAAGCACAATTTCGGCATCACCGAGGGCGCGTGGCTTATGCAAGACGAGTACGACGATGCCGAGTTTTGCGCGAACTGCGAAATCTTTCTGGACGATCAGCGACGATCAGTCTCAGTACTCATGGGGCGCGGCGTTCCATGTGGCCAACCCGCCCGCGACGCGAAGATTCTCGCCGAGAGCAACATCGAACTACTGAAAGACGTGAAGATGTGCCACGCCTATCTCCGCGAGGTTGCCGTGTTTCTGACCGAGATTGACGCCAAGCACGAAATGTCACCGCATCGCTGCACCAACTTGATCTACATCCTCGAAGCGACGATTAAGGAAACCGAAGGTTGATCCGCCGCCGCCCCATCCCGCGATCCCGCGAAAGGAGAAGTCATGCCGAACACTCAAGTCAGCACCACATGGTTAACGCACGCTCACGAACTGGTAGGCGCAACTCAATCGCTCTGTGAAGCCTCCCGCGATGGTCGCCCCGTCCCGGAATGGTTGCAGGAACGGTTGAAAGACATCGAGATACTGCTGGAGAAGTTATGAGTTACGTTCGCCGCAAAGGTGAGAAAGGGCGCTACTGGATGGTGGACCGTCAGTGCATCGGGCGCTCCTGTTTCGCTCCGGGCGAATTCCAGCATCGTGGAGCTGTGTTGTCAGGTTCGCGCAATACGGGCAACACTTCGCTCTGCTGTATGCGCAACGCCTACCACGGCTGCCCGAATGACAAGGATCAGCTCTATTCGATCGCGCTAGAGCGCGAGCACAAAAAGGAAGGCTGGAAGAACTGTTGATCCGCCGCCGCCCCATCGACTGAGTGACGACTTCGATACGTCCCTGTGCAAATTTGAACAGATTGAAGTGGCGGGAATCGTCGTATTCTTGGAGTGTACGGTACGGCACGCGCGGAGGAAAAAGCGATGCCACTCCCGTTCTACACCTCGTTCTATACCTGGAAGCGCACTCTCCTCGAGTCCGCAGGCTCGGCCAGCACCCCGATAGTTGGAATGGGCGACTTTGTGCTCGAACTGTTTTGGCGAGATGGATGCGAACCAAGTCTCAGCGCCCTGCTCGATTACGCGCAGTCCGGATTGCATCCGGTGTATGAGGCCAGTAGTTTTTCCCGCTTAAAATTGCGAAGGATGCAGCCGCCGGAAGACGCTAGCGAGGGATCATCTTGATCAGCTCTCGTACCTGGTCCGGGGTGTAATGCATCGTCGCTGATCCGAATGCGACAAAGATTCTTCCCCTTCCGCACGTGTCGCAGATTTCCAGAAAATCTCCTGAGAGCCTGTACCCCACGAGCCGCCAACCGTGAAAGCCGATTTTGCAGAACAGGCGTTTCACTTTTCGGCCCTGACCTGGTACGGCGTGTAGTTCGGGTTGCCCTCGTTCAAACGGTTCAGGAATTCCAAATCCTCTTTCATACTTTGGCGAAGACTTTTCCCGCGTTTCGACAAATAGCCCGCCGACATCCCAAGCTTGAACACCAGATTTTCATAATCTTCCCGGCTCATGGTGAGGATCACCTGGTCGTTCTCTTCGCGGTAGCTCATGTCAGTTCTCCCAGACGTTTTTTCCACCATGCCTCATTCGCGGCCTGCCACGATGCAACCTCTTCCTTTGTCGCGGGCGGAATCGCGTTCCCCTCAGCATCTCGCGCTTTGCCCGTCGCGCACGGGTAGCACTTCGTCTCGCTCAACCCGATGCAGATTTTCCCTCCACAGTCGGGCGTGTCGCAGTTCGGCCAAAGTTCCAAAAGCCATTCGGGATATTCATCTTCCAGATCGTTCGATTGGCCGTTCACGGTTGCGCCTCTTCTCTCCAGATCTGCTGCCGAGCCTTGTCCGCTTCGGTTTCGAGTCCGAGCCACCAGTTATCGGCGTCCTTCCGGCCTTGCGTGTAGCCTTTGTCGTAGGCGTCTTTCGCGCCTTCTTTTACGCCGTTGCGTCGGCCGCGTTCATGGAATGCGAGCGCGATCAACACGATGGCGATGAGTTCGCCGACGAAAATCGCTGTTGCCTCGAAGGGATTCATGCTGGCACTTCCATTTCGCAGCGGCAGATGCGCCCGCCGCCGATCAGGAATCCGCACTCGCGATCTCCTTCGTGCAAGTGGCCACAGCGCGGGCAGGTTTTATGGAGCGAGTTTATGGGGGTTTCCGGCTTCAGCGCTTGCGCCAGTTCGATGCACAGAGTGGTGAAGTCGGTCAGGTCCATGATTCGTCCGCCGTCCGCGAGTCGCACATCGTAGGCGTTGTTCGCGAGGTAGAGGAAAAGTTCACGGGGATCGGGCGAGGGGCCGGATTGGGCGCGGAAGTTCGTGATCATCTCGCGGGCGGTCATGCGGATTCTCTCTCAAGCCAGAATTGAATTTGCGAAGAGAGCAACTCAGCTTCGGCGTAAGCTTTCTCGACGCAGGCCGGGGCCGAGCACACGCCGTCGATCAGCCAACCGCATACCGTAAAGATTCCAGTCGCGGCGCTCGTCAGATTGCCGTCAATGTCGATCTGAATCTGGCACGGCTTTTCATCGGTGCAGCCGCAGAATTTGCACTTCATGCTCGGCCTCGAATTTCCCGCTTCACCTCTTCGCTCGGCTCGTAAGCGGGATACCGTTTGCGGAATACGTTCAACGCCGGACGCAACACGGGATAGTTCTCCGCGTCCGCATGAAGAGCCGCACGCGCGAAGTTGGAAAGAAAACCTCCAGCCTTTTGTTCGGCGTTCGCGAGCCACTCCAAAATTTCTGGATCATCGGTCTGTGCGATCATGCAGCCTCCTTCGATGGAACGACGACAACAAACAGGTGCGGCGCGAAATAGCCCGCCCAGCCTTCGAGGCGGATCATCCCGTGCTCGGCTTCGGTCACGAGGATCGGCGTCGGGTAGCACTTCGAGGGGAGATGGGCGAAGCGGACGTAGCAACCGACCAGAGCTTCGGCCTGCAATCTTCGCTTGCGCTTTTCGGAGCACCTCATGCGCTCTTCTCTCCGAAGAGCGTGCCCTGCCGCGCCGCCCGCCTGCGCTCGATTTCGTTTTGCGCGTGCTCGACCGTGAGCCGCGCGATGCATTCCAGGCACGGACCTCTGCGCCGGTCGTCGATCCGGTGTTGCGTAAAGCGTTGGCACTTCGAGCACCAGCCGTCGGCGGAGATCGTGTTGCGGGTGTAGTGCTGGGTCATGATCGTGACCTCGAAGAAACTGAGGACCGGTCTGCGCCTTGTAAGTCCCTAATTGCACGCTGGCGTCGTGCTCCGGCCCAACTCGAAAACTCAATGACTGTGGCGCGGTTGCGAACATTCTTACGGCCGTAAAAATTCCGCGCGACGAGAAAAATGAGGAGCCACGGCCCGAATCCGGTTGTGATCGAGAGCTTCGCGAGCGCCTGCGCGAAGAGCCAGAGGTTGAAGAGTTCGGAGTGCATCACGCCACCTCCGAATTCACTCTCGTGAAGGGCGCGATCCGCTCGTCGCCGCAACCGAGGCAGCAGCCAACTAAACCTGCGTCGCACTCCCAGCCCGCGACGAAAACTTGTTCCCGATCACACTTCGGGCAGAAGCGCATGAACTGGATCGTGACCGGCAGCGGCGTCGTCACTTGAGCCTCGCAATCTTCGCGGGGCCGCGTCCAGCGCGCAATTGGTTCACCTGCTCAATCGCACTCGCGACTTCGACGATGATCTCGGAGGCGGCTTCGGCAGCCAATTGCTCTTGCCATTCGCGGTGCTCGCGCATTCGCCGATCAAGAAAAGCGGCGTCGAATTGTGGCCGGGAAGATTCGACGACCGGATCAGGATTCGGTGTGGGTTCGACGTGCGAGGAAGATGGCGGATGCGCGGAGTTCCGGTCAAGCACGCGGTCCACGCGATCAATCAGAGCGGAAAAGAAATGCGGCGAGGCGATCGCCGGTCGAGCGATACTTTGGGCCATGTGTTCCTCCAACGGGGCGGGTCAAGGAATTCGAAACTGAAGCGAAACGATTCGCATCATCCGTACTTGCGATCGGCGCCGTTGAAGAGCATCTCCGCCGGCTCGACGGGTCCGGATCCTGGTTTCAACAATTGACGCGACTGCAGAAATTGAATGTAGCGATTACGCGTCGAGCGCTGATAGCCAGTCGCTTCGCCGATCGCCTCGCGATTCACCTTCTCGCCGACATGCTGCAACACGAAAGCGAAAATATGTTTTTCGCCGGCGCCCAAACGATTGAGCCAATACTGCTGCAGCTCTCGGCCTGTCGGCAGTGGCGTGTAATCCGGGCCCAGCGCGGCCATGCCCTTGGGCGTCGGCAGAATCTTTTCGTCTTTGTCTTCGACGTAACCCTTCGACTGCAAAAATTGGATGTAGCGATTCCGCGTGGACCGTTTGTAGCCGGTGAGAATTGAGAGCTGCCCGCGATCGGCGGGATGGCATTGCGCGGCTGCGAGCAGGATTTCTTTTTCGCCTTTGCCGAGGGCGCCGTTACTCGAAGCCACGTCGCTTGCGGTCGCTAATGGAATCGGTTTGCGCGGAATCGCCGGCGCCGGCAGGGAAGAGACAAGTGCCGACGGGATCTCGATCGCCGGCATATTAGGAGCATCGTAGGCGATCGACTGAATCTCGGCCGCCAGGCGCTTAACACCCTCCGCGAATGTGCCTTCGATCTTGCGCTGCAAACCGCGCAGTGATGTCAGCCATTCGCGATCGCGAGTTTTCAGTGCGGCCGCGATCGCGCGCTCGGTGGCTTTCTGGTCCACGACGGTTACAGACTTCGCCGGCGCCGGCACAACATGTTTCTTCGCGAGCTCCTGGCGCAGCTGCGCTACCTGAGCCTTCAACTCTTTCGGATCGTTGGCTTTGGCTTCCGCGATCACAGCGGAGAGTTTTTCTTTTACCTGGTCGAGATCGATCTCCGACCATCCTGCCTGGCTGACTTTTTTCTGCAGCTGCGGCGGCGCGAAAGAATCGAAGGTCTGAAACATCGGGAACTGCACGCGGGACGGGCCGAAATCGTTTTCCGGCGACCACACCCAGGCTTCGCCGCGCTTCAATTCCGCGAGCGTCGAAAGGACTTGTTTCCCTAATTCGCGATCGCCTTTGGCATTGATCCACTCTTCGGTCGCCTCGCGCGATCGGGGATGTGTGACTCGCATTGCGATCAGCGTTTCGCAATTGTCGAGCGTGTCGTTGTGCACTTTCTGCGGCCGCTGCGATGCGATGAAGAACGTGAGCCCGAGCCCGCGGCCTTCGCTCATGATCCGGTTCGTCCAGTGCAGACACTTGCCGGAATCCGGATCCATGATCTTGCCCTTCGGCGCGAAGTTGTGCACTTCGTCGATGATGACGTAGAGCTCACCCTCGTTCGCATTGAAAAGCGTCGGCGCGAATTCCAGCCAGAAGCGCACCAACTGTGCCGGCATCCATCCGCGAAAACCGAGGACACACGGGCGGTTTCCGGTGGCGATCAATTCGGCAACGTCTTTGCCGCTGCGATCGTTGATCGGAACGTCGGTCGCGCGCGGCTCTTTGAAATCGCCGAACATGATCACCGGGTAGCCGGCGCTCTTGCCGCTAGCGGCTGACTTCAATCCCCACCAATCGCCCTTCGGATCGATGATGGCGACGCGGCGCTGCTTGTCGAGCAGGTGCTCGGCGATCACGCGCATGGCGGAAGATTTTCCGGATCCGGTTTTGCCGAGTGTCGCGATGTGCTGGTGGAGCACGCGCTCCGGGAAGGGAAGTCGGCTCATGGGCTCGGCTCCGCTTCATCGAGCTCGCCTTCGCCAAACCGTACGCGAAGACGTTCCTTCACTCGCTCGTTTACCCGCAGATTGCTGTCGCGACGTTGTTCTGCTTTATTCAACGGCCGTCCATCTAAATTGGCGTTGACTGCGATCGACCCCACCGCAACGTGTTGATCGCCATCGAACTTCTGTTTCCAGCCCGTAGCTTCAAGCGCCGCCGCGAGTGGGATGCCCGTCGATTCACACGCTGTAAGCACTGCTTCGCGGAAACGGAGTGCAGGGACTTCTGCGGCGATCGGCTCCGTCCATTCGAAGGCGACTTCCTCATACCCGAGGCAAAGATCAGTCACCGCCTCTTGAATCGAGTCGCGATACTTTTCTCCGATGTGAGCGAATTCCTTGGTGGGAATCGCCACGAAGATTTGCTTGCCATCTGCCACACGGAGGCGCGTCGGCTTGAGCCAGGTATCAAAGCTGTGCGGATTCACTCGCCGGCGCAAGCTGTTGAGAATTTCGGCCCACGGGTCCGGAGAAGTCGCGCCCTTCGGCTGAATCGAGGACCGCGCGAGCTGCAATCGGTACTGGCTTCGCGTCTCTCCGCCGGAGATCTTGCGCGGCCGCATCAACGCCGTGACTTCATTCACGATCGTTTCGCGGATTTTGCGCGCGCCACGATCGCCGCCCAAGATTTGCCGATGGCTCTTTTCGGGCGACGCCATGGCCACGGCCACAGGAGCCGCGGGATTAACCGGGAGGGCTTTTGCGGGCTCCTGTGCGGGCGGGGAAGAGTGATGGACGGAGTGAAGCGCGCGCCGGGGCGGACGGCTCTTCTTCACTTCCTCGTAGGTGCGGCGGCGCCGGAGCGCGGAGATGTTGAGCCGGTACGTCGCAGGCCTGCGAATTGTGTTCGCCGCGAAGACCATTTGCAGCACGCCGATTTTCTCCAGTTCGCGAAGGTTGTAGCGCAACGCGCGTTCGGAGACGCCGGCTTCGATCGCGTAGCCTTCGACCGCCGCGAAGCACAGAATCTCGCCGGTGCTGCTGTACGGCCTCTTGGAGGCGCGCCAGATGCCTTTCAGGGCAGCGACGAGATGGCGGCGGCGGTAGTTCCGGGTGCCTTTCTCGCGGCCCGATCTGCGAATGATCGTGGCTTCCGAATCGCGGGAAAAGTCGGCCGCGTCGAGCAGTTCGGCAATGTCGTCACGCGACAGGAACTCGCCTCTTTTCAGGCTTTGCGTCTCGGTCGAATTGCGATATGCTGACGTTGCTGTAGCCATATTTTTTCGTTCTGGCTGTAGCTTCCTACGACTAGCGGGTCAAGGGAAAAAGCAATTCAGCGGCGCGGGGAATGAGGACTCCGCGCCGTTTTGTTTTTCCCCACCAAACTCTTTTCAGGCCATGTTGCGGCCGTCGTTCACGTAGCGTGCCAGGCGCACCGATTGCACCGGCTTTTTCGGCGGCAAGTCCTGCGAAAGCCCGTCCAACGAAAGATCGCCGACAAAGTTCACCGAATCGCCCGGATAAAAAACCTCGTAGTACGCCCCGCATTGCGCCTTCCTGCGCGCGACGATCGCGGGCCATACGCGCTCGGGATGGAGCCCCAGGACGGCATAGGTGGCCGAGATGTGGGGAATCATCTGGCCGCGCTCCGCGCGCAGCACCGTGATCCATGCGATCCGGAGATCGCTTTGAAAGTGTGGATTGAGTTCGTGCGACTCGGCTTCTTCCAGCCGAGCAAGGATTCTCTCGGCAAGCGAGGCCATGCATTCCCCTGATGAAGGGGGAATCGTAGAGGGGGAAAAACAGCGACAAAGCAGTTCGCCAGTTTTGTCCGATTTTCCGAACTAAGAGCGCGACCGCGAAGGGCTTACGCCGCGAGAGCATCGTGGGGGCTCCCGGCGGGATTCAGCTTGACCGGAACCGGCGGACGCCGCTCCGGCGAAAGTGGCAACGTCTGATAACAGGTACGGCGTCTATGTTCCGAGAGCTGCTGGTGCGCATCATGGCTCACCTCTAGCGGCACACCGCCACCATCCGTCGGATCAGTCGGGCGCGGCGGCCGCGCGGTTGGATACTTCTCTCGATCCCAACGCATCGAGCGGCACCGGTGATTCGGGCAACGCTTGGGACGCTTCTGGGGATCGATCAAGGCCTCGGGGTTTGCGGGAATCCATGCCGACTCGCACATCTGGCACTCGAACCCTTCCCCGGTGCGCCGGTGAACGACTTCCTGAATAACTTCCACGATTTCAGCCATGCGGAGAACTATCCACGTATCAATGGACGGCTGTCAAGCACAAACCTTAACCCCCTCGACACTCCCTCGCTCCGCCGAAAATTCTCAGCCGCCGAATCGCCTCTTCGTACCCCGGCAATTATTGCCCAACTGCAATAATTGCTCACCTGCAAACTTTGCATGTTTACCCTGCAATAATTGACCCCCGAAGTTGCTTTTAGAAGTTAGTACTAGAGGGAAAAAGAAAACCCCCTAACCCCCTAAGTTCGCAGGCCAAGACGCATTCGGCGCGAGAACCAACAGCAACAGCACAAGGCGGCGCGCAAAACCCGCGCGCGATTTTCAACCCTAAAGAAGCATTTTTTGGACGAGCAACACCAACAGCTTGCCTGAGGAGCGGCAAAGCACTTCGGGTGCCAGAGTTCGGACGGAGAGACGCGGCGGAAAAGCGGGTGACGGAGAAAAAACCGGAAACCGTGAGGCCGATTCCCTACTGTTAACCGACAAGGTTCCCCGAACGAAAAAACGGGCCGCCGGAAGAATTCCCCCAGGCGGCCCGCCTCGTTTCGGAACCGAATTTATTAAAGTGCCTACAGTCTACGCCGCGATCGCCTCTTTCGCGCGTTCAAAGTTGAAGTTTGTTGTGACGTGATCGGCCATGGTTTGCGTCGGCGGCAACGCCGAGCCCGGATCGAGCATCTGCGCGAGAGCGATGAATCCGCCATACCAGGCGATGAAGTCGGCGCGCATAATTTTCGGTGTGGGAGTGATGTTTGGCACGGGCGGCGTCGCTTTCGAGCCGTCGAGCCCGAGCAGGACGTGATTCGTCCGCGTGAGTTTGTTGGTCAGCGACCCGAAGTAGAGATCGCCGATTTTTTCTTTCGTGAGTTCAGAGATTTTCGAAGTTGGTGCCGTCGCATTGTGGTCCATCGTAGCGCCTCCCACAGAACTGGATTTTGTTGCCAATGATTCGGATTGTAGGACCGGGGAGTCAGGAAAGTAATAGCCTTTTCCCGCCCGAGGCCTCACACTCGGAAACATATTTGCCGCTAGCGGCTGAAAAATCGGGAGAAAAAAATGGAAATTCAAACTTGCGTGCGCTGCGGCCGAGGACTGAAGGCTCCGCAAGGCATCAACACCACGGGCGACAAAGCGATCGCCGTTTTTGTTTCCGCACTCACCGTCGGCATTCGTCCGCGCTTAAAATCGCGCGCACAGCGACAAGTTTTCTGTATGCCGTGCGCCGCTTCGATCGCGCTCGGACCGGCACCCGAAAGTGGTGCGTTCAATTTCGCGGTCTACGGAATCCTCTGCCACTTGAACAGCATGGGCAGAATCATGGTCGAGTCAGCCTGGGAAGAGACAAACACGCCGCGTCTGCAACTGAAGCGATTGCCTGGCTCGAAACCAGACACGGCTCCCGATCGGACGCTCGAAGCGCCAGTAACGAAGCAGCCCGAGATACTCCGCGCGGTCAGTTAGCCGCTAGCGGCTACGCTAAATTTTCAGGGGTGAAGCGGGAAGGGAAGTTACAGCGCGACTTCGACCGCGTAAGAGTACGTGATCGGAGTCTTCGAGCGAATTTCAGCGGCCGCGGTTTCGCCAAATTCATCTGCATAAATCTGGCTCCACGATGGGTATTGGCCCTGGCTCGTTTTGGAGAAGTTAAAGGCAGGTGAGCCGCGCTCTGGCTTCCAGTCGCCCGCAGCGAGACGCGAATTGAATTTCTTTTCGACCTCTCGCGGCGACAACTTCTTCAACTCATCGGCCGATTTAATGCCGAGAACTTTTTCCGCGAGACTCAGACGTCGAAAGGCGAGTTCTTTTTCGGCCGCGCTGGCGCGTTTTTTTGCGTCGGCAAATTTGCGCTCCCAATCCGCGAGCTCCAGGAGTTCGAGGTTCGAGACGAGTGCGGTGTCTTTGGCGGCGGCGGTGGCCATCGCTCACAATCTTCCGCGCCCCTCCATTCGGAAAACAAGCGCAAACCGGACAGGGAAGGTACGAAAGTACTAGGGTTTGCTGCTGGCGATCGCGGAGAGCGTCTTCGTCTTATCGTCTGATCCGGCCGAACTCCCGAAGTAGTACGAGAGCACCAGGATCAGCGCGGAGTCGAGCGTGCCGAGGATCCGGCCGATCAACTCTCCGGAAGCGTTCGCGGGCGAGCCGTGCATGAAATAAAAGCCCTCGCCGCCGAAGCACAAAATCACGACGATGAAGGCGAGGATTCTCGGCGTCCAGTCTTTGACCTGGATCTCCCGGTTGCGCGCGCTGTCCCGGTCCTTCTCCGCGATCTGCTCGATCTCTTCCGAGTGCTGATAGCCGAGTTGCTGCATCTGCACCTGGAAATCCTGCTCGGCTTTGAGCAGGGCGGCGCGTTGCGTTGGATCCGCGAAGGCGAGTGCGATCGCGTTCGAAATGGAATCGCCATTGTTCGCTGGAGTCTTCGTGAGCCCGAGCGCGTTGCCGACGAGCGAAGCGGCCATGGTGCCGAGCGGACCGCCGAGAGATGCGGCCGCAGAAATAAACGGGAAGGACTTTTTTAGAACGTCAGTGAATGCCATGAATCACCCCAAAGCGAAATAGAGAACGAGCGCGATCGCGCAGACCTCAAACGCGCCAATCACGCCCAACACAAATGTTTCCTCGCGCAACTTAGAGCGCTTTCTTGACCCCGGCCGCTACGTTCTCGACCTGTCGCATGGTTGCGCCGGCGAAGGCTTCGCCCTTTTTGTATTCCGTGACCGTTAGCGTGACGACCTTCGCCGCGAAGCGGGAGAGGAAGAATGCGCCCGCAACCAAACCGAGCGCCGCGCCTGATACGAATCCATAAGCGAATTGCATGTGAGTGTTCTCCTTGAAAAAGTTCTAGACCGAATCGCCGCTCACGTCTGGGAACGGCAAAACTGGATCGACATAGGTGATCTGCTGCGGACCGGCGTTGCAGGCCTCTAAGATCACCTTGAAGAGCTTTTCGAACTCATCGCGGCTGTGGCCGACGAAATCGTTTTCGTGAATCGAGCCAACGAGGGTGCAGCCTTCGGTGTCTCTTGGAAAATTCCCCCAGTGGATGAGCACGCCTTCGAAGTCCGGCACGTCCTCGACATGCGGCATCAGGCGCGCAAATCGCGGGGAAAAACGGATAGTGAGCCGGTAAGTTCCGGCCGGGATCGCGCGCGGCTTCGAGCCGTCCGTCTTTTTCGGCGGTTCGAGCGTGTAGCACTCGAACTTTCCGTCGAGCAGAAGCTCGCCCGTGACGGACTGAGGATCAGTCCAGCGTCGCCGCACTAGGAAATTCATTAGATAAAATCTGGAGTTAGTAAGTTGGGGAAGGGAACGGCTAGTCCTCAATCGTATATTGCGGGCAAGTCTGCCCGGTCGTCGAAGTCAATGCGATTGTAAAGCTCACTCCCGGCGATACGGCCGAGATTGTGGGCATCGTCGTCGTCAAGGGCGCAACGCACGTCGGCGTGCTCGGCAGATCGGATGCGAACGTGAGCCAGGTCAAACCAATCCGGCTGTGCGAAGTGACGGCTGTCGTGTTGACGGTGTAAGTCGCAGTCGTCGTCGGAATGACGACGGCTCCCGCTGCCGCCGATCCGCACGCGGCCGGCGAGGCCGAATTCACCGCGCAGTTTGTGTTGGTCGAGTAAGTGAATGCGCCGACTGATCCTGTCTGATCGACGGTCGGAGCCGTGGCGCCGTTTCCAGCGAGGCCATTGTCGACGAAGGCGGTGTTGAACGGGAATGGGATGTTGCCGATCAACCCTAGCGTCGCTGGCGTTCCGCCGGAAACCGTGCGATAGATGTTGATGCTATAGATTTCCTTTTGGTTCGGGAAACTGGCGCAGCAACCCATCGTGTTGAAGTTCGTTCCGTTGAGAGTTGGAGCCCCGACCGCGGTTGTGAATGTTCCGCTGTGCGGCGCTTCCCGTCCGTTTCTATCGACGGCCACCGCCACATAACTCCAGGTGTTCGTGCAACTGCCGGTGCAGGTAATCGATACCAGAGTCGGCGCTCCAATCGTGCCGAACTGGTTAGCTGCGGAGACGCTGCCGGTGAAGCCCTGCGGAGCAACGATCGGGCCGCCAAAATAATTCTGCCCCGACCCGACGGCTCCGCTCTTGCTGTAAAAGTTGTAATCTGCCGTGTTCGAGCCGAAGTCCTCGGAAAAGAACCCGTAATTGGCATTGGCGAAGCGGGTGATGGCTCCAGTAGGGGCTAAGGCGTAAAGACCTGCCGCCGCTGAATCCGTCGAGCCGCCATTGACGCCTGCGTCCCCAAGCACTCCTGCGAAGCAGACCGACTGGTTGGCAGCGGTACAGTTACCACCCGTCGCGGTTGAACTTGAGTTTGCTGACGTCCCTATAACTCCGGTGTAATGAACGCCCGAGCTAAAAGTTGTCGTGGCTACATTTGTCCGTTCTCCAAACCCGCTTACTCCGGCAATAGCGCCAGCGCCGCCATTGCCGGCAGGTCCGGTGCGTCGATCCGCGAATGTTCCGCGCAGCGAAGAAGGCGGCTCGATCTGGTTCAGAACGGCTGTCCCGTAAAGATCGGTTTCGGAATACAAACCCAGCCATGGGTTCGAGTAGGTCGTGCTATCCGTGCCGTTTGGATTGTTCTCAATCTGCACTTGCATGGGGACGGTGAAGGGCGAGACCACGCGATGAAAAACGACGAGTGCGCCGTTCGCCCCAAAGTCCGGCGCGACGCCGGAGGAATTGAAAATGACGGGCCGGCAGAACTCGATGAATCCCTTGTAGCCGACGTTGTTAAATGTCGTGGTCGTATCGAGACCGGCGCCGGTGTGAAAATTTCCGGCGGTGTCTTGCTGGAAGGCGAACGGATTTACACCCGTGGGACACTCGCTCGCCTGAAGATTCGGTGGATTGACCGGGATGGTCGTATTCGTCGAAGGCGGCACGGCTCCGGTGCCCGACGTGCCGATGACGCAATTTGTGGTGATGGCGACGCAGGCCGCGAGAGCGGTTTGCTGCTTTTCAGTTCCGGCAGCGCCATTCGCGGAATAGACGGTATAAGTTTGTCCCGCCGTTAAGGTTGGTGCCGTGACCGTAACTGAACAAGCAGAGCCGGAAGCGCAATTGTTGCCGCTATTCAGGTTGAAAACTTTTTCGAGTGATGGCAGCGAGCTCCCCAATGCGTTATTGATGGTGATCTGAACGTATTCGATAGTTCCTGTGGTCAGCGTGCCTCCGGTCAGAGCCCCGGTCAGTACGGGTTGCGGCGCGAAGAGTCCAGCCCCGCCGGGAGAGAGCCAACTCGTGGTATTGGTGACCTGGCCGGAGCCCGATGGAGTGAGACTCGCATCGCCAGAACTATTCGAACCAACGGCCATCGCCGCGCCCACGTTGGTGCTCGATGTAAGCGCGGAGAATGCATTCGACCCTGTTCCCCCTGCCGCTCCGGAGCCTGCCGGAGCCTGGCTGAGATTCAGCCAGACGTTGGCCGTGCCGCTCGTTACCGTGTTGCCGCAAATGAGCAGATTCGAGTAGCCGGCGACGAGGGTGAAGTACGCGCCATTGGCGGTGATAGTCGCTTGCGCGGTCGTCGAAGTCGAAGGCGTCACCTGGACGTTGAAGGCAGCCTGCCCCTGAATCGCGGCTTGCGGCTGCAGCGTGCCGGACCAGGTGCCGGTCACTTGAATGCCGACAACCGACGAAAACAGAGAAACGCCGATCGGGGCGCACTGGTTAGAGGTGATTGCGAACGGCCCGACCGTCTGCGCAAAAATCGGCAGCGAGCAGAAAACGAGCAGGCAAAGGCCAGCGGCGGAGAAAAAACGGAAAGTTTTCATCATGGGGATGTGGGATCGAATTCGGAAAAAGGAAGTTAGTGTCCTGCGGTCGAGATATTCAGATACACCGAGGCGGTGCCGGTGATGGTGTTGCCACAAAGAAGAAACGTCGAATAGCCGGAGACCCCGGTGAAGTACGCCCCATTGGCCGTGATGGTCGCTTGCGCGGTGGTCGAGTTCGCGGGGGTGGCCTGCGCATTCACGGCCGGCTGTTCGGCGACCGACACTTGTGGTTGAATCGTCCCGGACCAGCTGCCCGTGACCTGATAGGTTGCCGTGCCGCGCTGCGTGACGCGGACAGCGGCGCATTGCGTGCCGGTGAGTGAGTAAGGGCCGAAAGACTGGCCGTGCGCGAACATGGCGCAGGCGAGCAAAATCAAACCGAAGACAAGAGCGTGACGCGCGGAGTTTTTCATATAGTTTCTAGTTACTCAAAACTGGAGTGACGGCGAGGAAGGTCGCTTCGGCCGGGGTGAAAGTAAAGAGGCCGCTATTCACGGTGACGGTCTGGCCGGCGTTGCACTGGATCTGCAAAGTGAATGTTGCGGTCGCGCCGGCGGCGTAGGTTGCGCTCGAAACTTCCGAACTGGTAAGCGCTGAGAAGCCGCTTCCGTTGCCGTCGAGGCCGCTGAGAGCAAAAGCTCGGCTATTGGTTGTGTCGATCGCTTCCGCCGCGCACGCATTGTTGCCGGCCGTCATCCATGCGCTGTAGCGGACGTCGGCGCGATAGGTGCCAGTTCCGGACGGGAAAGAAACGCTTTCGGTTAGGACGATGGTCTGCGTGTTCGCGACGAGAACAACCGGAGATCCGAGATTGACGCGCTGCGGCGCAAATACCGGACCCGATCCTGAGCAACTGGTGGTAGCGCCGCCATTTGCATCGGTACAGAGTGGCGAACCCGTTCCGGTCACAGTGCTCGACGATAAAATCTTTACGTCCGGCGAGCCTTGCACGGAGGTCTGCGCCACAGATCCGTTGACGGCGATGGAAGTGAATTTTCCGCTGTTGGGAGTGGTTGAGCCGATCGTGCCAGGCGCTTCCCAGGTACCGCCTTCGAGTTGACTGGCGTTGAGATTCGCAACCTGCGTGGTGGAAGCGACGACGAGCGGTGGCTGGCCGGTCGCGATATTCGAAATGAGTTGCGTTCCGGTAATCGTGCCGCTGGCGATCAAACTTCCGACCGATACCGCGGGACCGGTGCCGGTGACGCCTGGCCCGAGCGCGATCGCATTCGTTCCGTTCCAGTAAAAGAATTGGCTTGTGACCTGGTTCGCGGCGGTGCCGATCGGAGCTCCGCCGATCAGGTTCGCTGGCCAGGTGAAGGTGTGGCCCCCAGCGGAGTCCTGCGTGATTTGAAACGCGATCCACGCCGGCGGGATGATTCCGACAGCCGTCATCGGCTGCGCGACGGCGTTTCCGGTGAGCGTTATCTCGAAGAGTTGGTTTTCGGCCTGAACTGGAAAGACAGGCGTAGCGCTGTAAGTGACGAGCGTGGTGAGGATCGTGAGACCGCCGCCGATTCCGTCGATTGTGTACTGCGTCGTTCCGAGAGCGCAGTTCGTGCCACCGGCAGAGACAGCTTTTAGCGAGTAGGCCTGGCCCGCCTGGATCCAGACGCCGCTCGATCCCGTTCCGGTGAAGCCGCCTATCGTGAGGATGACGGGGTTGGTGTTTTGCACTGTGCCGGTGTAATCGGTATAAGTTGCAAGGGCGGTGGTGGTGCCGGAGATATAGCTGAAGAGGCAGCCGAAGGCGAGCGGGCGCCCGGAATTGTCGAAATATTGCGGTTTCGGGACCGGCGCGAGCACCACGGGAACGGCCGTTGCACCGGCAAAACCCGAAGAAACCGCGAGTAATAGGGCAAGTAACAGGAACTTAGTAACTGATCGTAAGTGCCATTGTTGCGGGTTCGCAAGCGAATTAAGCTTTGTCATAATGAGTCCGGATTCGATCGAGTACGAGCTGGTGAATTTTGAATCACGCGAGATCTGGAAGTGCCTGGGCAAGTGTGGGCGCTTTCGTCATCGCGCCGCCCGGCCGGGGATCCTGCCCGCGGTGTGCTGCAGCCAGCCGGCGCGCCTCTTCGATCGATACGAGCAACCGACGATCGTCAACATTTCGGAGCCCATCATCTCTACTGCATCCGCCGGACAATAACCGGGATTCGATCGATTCCAGCTTTGTGCGCGGCGATCGCGCGGCCGCGGCCATCAACGTCGATGATGTTGTTGTTCGCGTCGCGCGTTTCGAGAACGGGCTCAACCGTCTGGCCCTTTTTATAAGCCGCGGTTAGCTTCTTGATGGAAGCGGCCGATTCCTGCGGGCTCATGCCGCGCGTTTGCTCGCGGCCGGCAGTGAAGCTATCCGGATCCACTCCCCAACGATCGAGCAAGTCTTTCGGAGCTGCGGATGTGAAGACGCCGCCTTTGCCGGGCGCCTGGTCGAGTGACTGCTGCATCAGGGAAGTGAGATCCGCGCTTGCCGGAGTTGCGGCCGGAGTTGCGGCGGGGGCTGGGGCGTTCACTTTAGGCGCCGGAGTGGCCATCGCTTTCGCCGGCGAGGCGTTCATGATTTCTTTCAGGTTCGCGAGTTTCTGCGCGAGCGGCGTGACTTCGCCTTCGGGGGATGCTGTCACCGCGGCCTTGGGGATAGGCTGCGGATTGCCCATTTGCCCTTTGGCGATCGGCGTCGCGTTGCCGCGCAGAATGGGCCAGGCTTTTCCCTTGGAGTCGGCATCTTCGAATGCTTTGAATTGCTCCGGGCTCACGTCGCCGTGAACGTAGTGACGGCCGTCGTTCGTGATTGAATCGAATTGCTGCGTTTCGGGATCGTACTTGTAACCGCGGAGCACGCTCGATTTGACGGGCGTGAATCCTTCTGGGAGGTTCGCTGCCGGCGCCGCGGTCGCAGTCTGATTCTGATTCTTGAGTGAAACGCCTTTCTGGAGTGGCTTTCCGCCGAGCGCATCGTTGAGTGCTTTTTCGAGATCAGCGGGCGAGGCTTTCTTGGTGAGCGTTGCTGCAGGAGTTTCGTCCGGAGTTGCTTCCGCTTCCATGTTCGCGGCGTGCTCCGTCTGCGGGCTAGTGACACCTTCAAATTCTTCCGCTTCGCCAGGCGCGACGGCTGGTTCTGCTTCGACTGCGGGAGTTGCGTTTGGCGTTGCGACTGGTTTCTGTGGGACTATTGGCTGATTCGCTCGCTCTTTGCCGAGTATGCCTTCTGCGATCGCGCCTCCGGTTTTTGCGCCATAGTAAGCGCCAGGTGCGCTTAGTGCTCCATGTCCGGTGATTGCGCCGCTAGTCGCGCCGACCGCCTGTGCGGCCTGTTTCGGGGTGACATTGCGCGCCTTCTCCGCTCCCGCTTTAATGAGATCGACAGTGCTTCCTGCGCGCGGTGCTGTCGCTGCCCCTGCAGCTCCGGCTACAGCTGAACCCGCGAGAAGCGCGTTCTGCACGTTCTCCGGCGACGTATCGCCTGCTTTGACTCCCGGCTCAACTCCAGTCAGTTGCGCCGCGCCATGTGCACCAAAATACGCCGCCGGAATCGCCGGATCGACGAAGCCAAACGCGATCGCGATCGCGTTTTTCCAATCCATGCCGCCCGCGACCATCTTGTCCACAACGACCGCAGTATCCGGCGCGAGTGAAAGCAGACGATGGCCCAGCCGTTCGTAAAATGGTTTTCCTTCCGACTCCGGTCCCATGGCGAGATTGGTTTGGTGCTGCGCTTGGCCCTGTAAATCCTTCGCGCGGTTTTCGAGATAGGTTTTCGGATCGTCCCAAAAGGTAGGTTCTGATTTCGCGGCAGATTTCTTTTCGTCGACGGGAGTCCATGCGGAGGTGTCTGCCTGCGTTGGTGCTGTTTCGTCGACGGGAGTCCATGCGGAGGTGTCTGCCTTGGGAGAAGATTGCGCTGCTGCAGTCTGTCCGGCGAGCGCGGCTTGCGGCGGATTCGAAACATCGCCTGGCATCGCTCCGGAGAAATTCTGCTTTTGAAGCGTTACTCCGTTCGGTAAACGGGTTGGTTCTCCGCCCGGATCGGTGTCGGACGAAACTTTGATCCCGTTCGGATTCGGAAGGACCGGTCCGCCAAAGTCCGAGGGCGCGCCCTGGCCTTGAGGTTGCGGCGCGTTCGCAACTTCCTGATCGGTCGCGATACGCGTTAGTCCGAGAGCGCGGCGCTCTTCAGGCGTGAGCTGGTCATAGCGCTTTTTAAGAAGCGCGGGGCTCAGGCCTGCGAGCGAGGGATCGAGTTTAAAGGCTTGCGTGCTCATCTACTACTGAAGAGTCCAACCTGGAGGAAGGGAAGTGCCGGCAGGGGCTGTGTGTAATTTGCCTTGCGGATCGCGCGCCCGTATTGTGCCGCCGCCACCAAAGTTCGGTTTACCCTTGACGCCTTGTTCATAGCTCTCTTTGAGAGACTTCTGTTTTCCAGCGAGTAATTCATCGGCGGTATCTGCATAGCCTTTGAGCTGTGCCGGCGAACTGGCGGCATTGATCTTGTCGAGCAACTCCTGCCGATCCTGCACGCCAACATTCGCACCTGCAAAAGCTTTTCCCACTTCTCCTGCGAAAGCCGAGCGTGCGATGTTGAAGTTCGTCGCCCTATCCGAACCAAACTGCATGCCGAGGTAATTCCCAATCTGATTCGCTTTGAGAAAATTCCCGTTGTCGAGTGCGTCGGCGGTGTCCTTGAACGTCTTCATGTGGTTGCGCGCCGTTCCGATGGCGGTAAGTTGTTGCCCTTGCGAGCCGGACGTGAACGCGGTTTGCTCTTTTTTCGCAACGCCGAAGGTGCCTTGATTGAAATCGGGATAGGCCGTCGAGAGATTGCGGAGGAACGTAGCCTTTTGGGCCGGAGGAACTCGCTGCAGGGCCGTTGCAAGATCAACACGATTCTGCCCCACCATATCGATCATCGGGTCGCCCGCTTGACCGAAATTGCCAGCCTGCGCTGCTTGTCTGGCGGCAGCGGTGTTTCTCGCGACTTCGACCTTGCCCCTCTGAATGTCTGGGTTGGTGTTGACCGCGATGTCCTTATTGACGGCGAGTTTGCTTTCGTAGGCCTGGTCGATGAACTTCTTTGCGCCGTCGTAGTCACCCCGCGAGAGCGACGCGTTGGTTTGTATCTTCACGAAATGGTTCTGCCCCTGATCGGCTGCGCTGCCTTTCGGATCGAACATGCCGTCGATCTGCGTGTCGAAATCGCCCGGCTTACTATTCTTCGTGAGATTGTTGACGAATTCCTGGTGCGCGGCTTGAGCGTTTTCCAGACGGCCCTTCGCTTCTTGCGCCGAGACTTCTCTGTCCTTGTCCGATTCCGCCACCAGCGCCGAATGTAAGCGAATAGCGGGCAAGTGCTGCGCGAACACATCGTCGCCGGGGTATTGCGGAGATTCTCGGGAAACGTCTATGCCGTTTTTCTGAAGCGTCGCTAATCCGCGTGTGTACACATCCTGTTTTTGTTCGGGCGGCGCTTGGGTTACCTGATCGTGAACGCCTTGCGTGAGATCGGCGATTTTCTGTTGGTGAGCAAAATCCTCATCCGAGAGTTTATTGAGGTTGGTCTTCTGATCGATGATGTTCTTCTGCAGCCCCATGTAGCCGGGTGCGGAAATCCCGCTTTTCTTCGCGCCGGTCAAAAGATCGTTCAAATCTTTTCCGTCCCAAGTCTGCATGGCTTTGGTCATCGCCTGCGAGTCGTTGAGCTGGTTTTGTTGCTGCTGGTTTTGAATCTGCTGGCCCTGCGTCTGCGCCTTCTGTGCGGCGATCTGCGGCTGCAACTGCGCCACGCGCGCGTATTCGTTGATGGCGTTTCCAGCGGGGTCGTAATCGGCAAAGTTCGGTGCTGGTATGGTTCCCATAATTTATGCGCCTACGAACTGTCCTGCCATTTCTAGCGGTGAGGATCCGCCGCTGAAATCCATAGCCCCAAAGCCGTCGGCGAGTCCGCTCGCCATCCCGCCGGCCGCTTTGCCCCATTGCGATGCTGACTGCATATAACCCGAAGCTCTTGCGGCCGCGGCATTGTTCAACTGCTTTGCTTGTTGGTCCGCCGCGGTGAGATCGATGTTCGCGGTATTCTGCGCGCCAGCCTGGCCGAGCTGACCTTGTTCCGAAACCGCGGTCTGCCCGACGTTTGTTCCGCCGAGGAGCGTCTGATAATTACTCATGTAGTTCTGCAGGGCGTTGTTATAAACCTGCTGATAATTCTGTGTGCCGAGTTGCTGGCCGTACTGCTGCAGCGCGGTGCCTTCGGAGCCTGAAAGCAGGTTGCCCGTCGCGGAGGCGCTTTTATCGAGCGCCGTGGTGCCCGATTGCAAAGCGAACTGATAGCCGGGATTGTTTTGGGCATCGGCGAGAGTAGGCGCGGAGAATCCGGTCTGCAGCTGCTTTTGCAGAGCGGCGGCCGAAGTCGAGCCGAGAGCCTGGTAGGGCGCTTCGTTCGCCTGGTTGGTTGAGGTCGCCGTATTTTGCGCGGTGATTGCACTGTCCTGATTCTGCTTTTCGAGATCCTGCGCCTTTTTTGCGGCCTGCGATTCGACACTCGCCGCATCGTTCGCTGCGCCCGACCCGAGAATTCCCCCGACTAGACTGCTGACAAAACTCATAGAATTAGGCCGCTCTCTCCGCCGGCTTCGAGATGCCGACAAGCAACTGATGATGAAGCCGTCCGCCCTTGAGCGAGCTGTGTTGGTTCACGCCGAAAGGTTTCATGCCGGCGCGCAGAGCGCAGTGAATCGCCGGCGCATTCCACACCGGGACGGATCCCGTGATTCTGAGGCACGCGGTCTGCGCCCAGAGCCACTGAAAAACTTCCCGCATCGTGCGCGCGGCGGATCCCCAGAAATCCGGCAACATGCAGATATGTACCTGCCAGGTAATAGAGTTCTCCGGGAAAAAAACAAACATGCCACGCGGATCCGCTTCCTTCTCATCGCCGAAAGCGAGCACGTACCAGATGCCTTCGTGCAGGACCGGCTTCCAGTTCGACGGGTCGCTCGTGATGTCGTCCGCCATCATCGGCCAGACGTCCGGGTGAGTTGCGATTGCATGGATCAATTGCGCGTTATGGGTGCGGCGGAAAAACACTAGACGGGGATTTCATCCCACACGATGCCGGCGTCGACGACTGCCGCGGTGCCGGTCACGGTTGAAATAATTGCGGCGGCGTAGCCCGGAGGCACGATGAGCCCGCCCGCGGTTTCTTCGTAGCCTTGCGGAAAGCCGGTGGTCGTTGCTGTCGTTGCCGCGCCCACTCCCATGATCGGACGAACGTAGAGAAGTGCGGACAGGCCGGTAGCGGCCGCGTTCGCGACGAACTTCGCAACCGATCCCGACGCCTGCAGCGAGGCCAGGTTGAGCGGCTGACTGAGGTTTGCGGTGACTGGGGTCGTTGGTCCTGCTGACCAGACAAAACTTCCCGGCGAGACCGTGCCGTTATTTCGCATGGCGATGAACGACTGAAGGATGACGAGGTTTTTTCCGGAGCCCGCGGGATTCCAGACGAGCAGAAGCGGCGTGCCGGCAGCTCCTAAAATTCCCGTGCTGACGCCGGTCGGGTTCGCGGCGGCGACCTGCGCGGCGAACTTGTTGCCGCGATAGGTCTGCTCGTAATAGCGCGCCATCAACTCGGTGATGAGTAATTCTGAAAACTCGCCGAGCCCGGCGGTGAGGTTCTGTCCAACTTGTTTGCCGGCCTGTCCCTGGTTTCCTTGTAATAGCATCGAAAATCTCCTTTAAAGTGAGCGGTCCATGACTTCGGCGTCGCTCGATAAATTCTGTGGATCGAAATCGGATGGAGCAGCCTTGCCGCCTTCGCAGGCGATTTGCGTCAGCGCGAGCCGCATGGCGCGCAGTTCGAGCAATAGTTTTGTCAGGGTTTCATTCACTTGAGTGGTGTCTCCCAACTGGATATAACCGAGCCCGACTCCCGGTGTTCCGAAAAACAGATTCCCCGTGTCGGTTGCGAAATACATCTCCGCGAGCGCGAGCGGCATGGCCTGCTGCAGATTGGCCTGCACGCCCTTGAGTGGCTGGAATTGAACATTTCTTCCCATCAGAACGTGCCGCAGTCAATCGAAGTGAGAGCCGAGCCCGCTCCAATCGTGGTGGGCAATTGCGCCTGCGTGATCTGGCCGGTGAAATCCGTAAACTGAAGCACCACGGCGCCGGTGTGCGTATTCACCGAAGTGACCGGGGCGGAGGCGAGGCCGATGGCGGTCCAGTTGCCGTTAACGCTCGCAGGCAGCGCCGTGAGAACGTAAGTGACGCCGGTGTCGGTCTGAACGCAAATGTCTCCGAGAAGTTGGTTTGCGAGCGCGAGACGCGCCGCCAGATTTGCAGCCGTCGTAACTGTGGTATCACCAGCAACTCTGAGCCAGGCGTTTCCTGGGCCGATTCCCGCGCCGGCTCCCGAATCGACATAGATCTCCTGCGTGTCGGTCGTGTAGGCGAGGACGCCGACTTTCCCGGTGCTGGCGAGCGCTCCGAGGGAAGCCTTGGTTCCGCGATAAACCTGAACTGCTACGTTGAGCGCCATCTAAAATGTGCCGATGTCGAAAGGCCCGCTGATCTGGGAAAAACTGTAGTCGCCTGCTTGGGCAAGAACCGCACCCATCCGCCCAAACACCGATGCAACCGCGCCGCCGCCGCCGCTCGTACCGCAACAGCTCTCGATCCAGGAGGTCGCATTCGACTTAAAGCGAGCCGCCTCGTACTGTGTGGTCAGAACGACGGTGCCCGAAAGCGCGCCGTTGATCGTGACCGTGTTCGCGTCGGCCGACGTTTTTACGTAGATGATTTCCTGATTCTGGTTCGATTCGCCGGTGGTCGAATTCAAGCCTGCCGGCGGGAGCGCAATCACAACATTGCCGCCGCTGGTATCGATCTCGACGAGCGGCAATTGACGCTGCAGCGTGAACAAATATCTTTGCTCAGTTGGCGCAAGCTTCGAGTCGCGAAACGCCGGCGGGAAAAGCGTCGTTTGCTTTACGCTCATGCCGCCTCCAGGGAAGCTGAGGCCTTCACGTAAGCATTGGCGATCCGCCAGGCGATCGGATCCGTAACTGCGATCTCCCAAACTCTTTTGCGCGCTCGGCCGAGCATCGACTTTCTGGCGCGCGCGTTCGTCTGGCCGGCGAAGCCGCAGTTCAAAAGAAAAGTGCTCGACCAGTTTTTCGCGCCGTCGTTCGACCAGCGCAGCATGACTTGCGGCGGGCGAATATTCGAACCGTCGGCCGCGGGCGGGTTGCCATCGGTGGTCAATGGCGGTTGCGGACCAAGCCCAGCCTCGATGTCGAGCTCGAACTCATCGAAATAAACCCACTTGTTGTCTTTGTTCATCGTCGGTGATCGGCGAAGGCCGCGCAGGATTCCGCCGTTGTCGGTATAGATCGAGGTTGACTGCTCGTAGATGTTGCCGGAGGCCCAGTCGCCGACTAGGTGTTTGCCGAAAATGAACATGTGGCACTGCGCGTGATCGGCGTCGTAAGTTCCGGAGATCGGGTTGTACGCGCCGCGCTGGTGCCAGAATTCGGTTGAGAAGTCGTAAACCCAGGTCGCGTTCGCGGTCGGGAAATAAATCTGCCAGAAGGTATGCCCGTCTTCCTGATAGGCGAAGCCGCGCGCGTCCGCGATCGTCGCGTAACTCTGCCAGGCAAATTCGACGGCGTGCGTCGAGATCCTCTGATTGGCATAGCCGTTCAACCGGTAGGCGACGGCGCCGCCGCGTTCGTCCTGGCCGATCCATGCGATCGTGTTATCCGCCTGCACGGTTGCTGCCATGGCGCCCGCACCGAATTCGGCGAAGGCGCCCTGAATCGGAATGTAGGAAGGGAAGCCGGCGCCGGAGTTGTAATAGCCCGCTGATTTCTTCGCGGAGAAGAACCATGCCTCGCGGTGATCGCACTTCATGGAAACGAAGTTGTCCGGGAAAAGGGAAACCGTCGCGACATCGAGCCCGGACCAGGTTGTGCCATCTTCGAGCGATGACATCTGAAAAGTGTGCGTGTTCAGAAACCAGGCGAAAAAGAAGCCGTCGGCAAAGCCGATCTGCGCGACTGAATTCGGGCCGCCCTGCAGCTGCGACATAGTGACGGCCGTCAGAACGTTGGTCGCGAGAACCAGCACGTAGAGGTTGCCATTGTTGAGGCAGAGCAGCTGCGTTTCGTTCGCTTCCATCTGGCAGGGCCGGACAGGCTGCGCGCCACCGAGCGGCCCGCGATCGGTGAAGGTTCCGTTCGCGTTCAGTTCCCAGAGATGCGCTCCGGCGACGAAGCCGCGGCCGTTGATGTTGAATTCGGAAGTGATGCCCGCTTCGGGCAGTGCTGCGAAGAGCTTTTTCCCTGGCGCCAGAATGAGCGGGATCTGCGACTTCGCCCCGCCCGACTCCGAATGCTCGCAAAATAAATTGATTGCGAGCTCCGCATCGATGTTCGGAGAGATGGCCTGATAGGTCGGGCCGCAAAAGCCTGGAATGGGAGGCATGCTAAATTTGTGGAGTGAATCGTCGCGGCTTCATGTCGCTGCTCGGAATGACGGCTGCAGGTATGGCGCTCAATCGCGCGATTCCGCTCGGCCGCGTCTGGTCGTTTCCAAAAGAGATTGTCATTGCGAAGCCTTCACTGAATTCTTGGTCCGTTGACTTCGAATGGGATGATTACGAAGCGGCCGTGAAAGCAGAACGCTCTCTGGAAAAAATTGGCGTCTTGTACTTACAACCGGCTGCGCGGCAGTTACTTGCAGAAATCCGGACAATCTATTCCGCCGCCCCGCCCGGAGCTCCACCAGTTGCCCAGTTAAAGTCTCCCTTCGATCCCGGCTTTCGTCCCGCTCTCGGCATGCCATAATCCTGCGTCGACATGCGCGGGCTCTTCGCGTTGTTCCCAAACACGGCCGTTCTCGCCGCCAGAGCCGACGCAATCAGCACCGGGTGCGCTTCCTTGGCCGCACCCGGCAGAAGCGATTCCGCGAGCGTGAGCATGAGCGCCGCGCGGTAGGCTTGCGGCAGCGTTCCCGGTCCGCCTGGCCCGCCGATCGGATCGTTGATCGACTGGAAGCTTTGAATGGTTTGCCAGAACTGCAGCCGCACCTGAGACGCGGCGTTCGGCACCGGCCAGAAATTGAGCGTCCCGGTTGGCACTCCGTTTTCGTAGTAAACATCGGTCGGGATGCTGGTTTGAATCTGTTTCGTCTGTTGCGCCGCCCACCAGTCGTGATCGCGGACCCTCATCGGCTGATCGACGAGCGTCCCGGATGTATTCAGGAGTAGCGCCGCCGATTCGAGGCGCACCGGTGCCGACAGCGTGCCCGTCGAGAAGTTGGCGGCGGGTACGAGGCCCGCGGGTCCTATGGTATGCGGCTGCAGTCCTGCGACCAGCGTGTAAATGAGGTACTGGTAGCCGTAGACGTAGCGCTCTGACGCCTGCCACACGTCAACGAGATAGTTGAACTTCCGGAAGGCCCATTGCGCGGTGTCGCCGTCCGGCGTGTCGCCCGGCGCGAGGATGCCGCACTCGATGAGCGCGTCAACGATGACGTCGAGACACTGGTAGGAGATCGGGGCCATCGACTAGTCGTCGTTCTCGATGTCGGCCAATTCCTGCGCGATCAGGGCTTCTTCGCGCGGCTCGGCTTCCTGCTTCATGGGCGCGACCATCCCGCTCTTCGCCAGGTGATATTCGCGATCGGGCGCGGGCTCGCGTTTGAAGCCGTGCTTTTTGATCGCGACCTGCTCTTCTTTCGCCGAGGCAACGGTCAGGACTTTCCCGGTGTCATGGTGGTAGAGCATCTTCGGAAATTCGTTCTTCGGATCGTGCGGGTTATAGGGTTTGCGCGGCGGATTGTTGATGTCGATGACGCTGTTACCGGCGGCGTAATCGACGGCGAAACTGTTGGTTACTGGCGGCATAAATGGTTCTCCTTCTGCTGTTGCAGAGTTGAAACTGCGCTCCTCGATGTGAGAAGCAAGAAGCCGCTCCCGATCCGCGGTTTCGCGGGGCACGCCTTCAAGGTCGAAGGCGAGCGGAAAGCGATCGCGCGATTTGGGATGATTGGCTTCGTGAATCGGCATGTTAAAGTTCGGGCGGCCCAAGGAGGGCTACCCGAATGAAACGAGTCGTTCTATTACTGTCGATTGTGCTGGTGTCGGCTCAAGGTTGGGCGCAAGGAGCGCGGTCCATTCTCACCGGCTGGTGTACTACAAATAATCCCAACAGTTCCACCGGCCAAACTGCTGGGTTCTTTGTGGGGCTCGGCGTAGTGTCTGGCTCCCAGCAATGCCTTGCGCAGCAACCGCCTTTCGCGCCGGAACTTGGAGCTTCGTTGCCTACGGGCGGAT